GCTCCGAAAATTCGAGCGTAACACTATCCTGCAGAACAACCAGATCCCTCCCGAAATCATCGGGATTGTGGAGAATAGCAACAGGAGCACCATCGATGCCGCAGATTATTTCTACAACAAGCGCGTGGTGGTACCCCGTCTGGAATTTATTCGTAGCTTCTTGCAGGATAAGCTACTCCCTCTGTTCCGGGATACTCAGCCTCTATTGGTCTACTACGATTCGCCGGTTCCAGAGGACCGAGAGTACAACTTAGCCGTGATGAAGGCCGCCCCTCAGTCGTTTCAGATTAACGAGTGGCGTGCTGCAGCGGGTAAGCCTCCTATCGAGGGCGGGGACGCGTTCTACGCGCCTGCAACCTACGCAAACGCGGAAAATAACCAGGACAACCCCGCACAGGATACCGATACGCCGGAGGGCTCGGATGCGGAGGAAAACAGACGCCAGAACGACAAAATGGTCGATAATTTTGTCCGGGCAGCCTTGCGTGAATGTGGAGTTTACGAAATGGACTCCCAAGGACGCGATGTTATTAATTCGGAGTACTTCCGAGGAAGCCAACAATGAGCGATCGCCTAAAAGAATCTACGGAAGGTCTGCAGCGGCGTCATGTCCGCCCGGAGACCGGGTACCTCACCCTTGAAGAGACGAAACAAGCTGCCGGATCACAAGGCTGGAAGCTTAAGTCCGGGGACGAGTCCCTTATTCAGTCAGGAGACTTGCACATCATCCAGATGATGATCTCCGACAAGACCGTAGACCGCCACAACGATTCCATCAATGCCAACGGATGGGAGCTTAAGAACTACAACGGCAGCATCCTGTGGGCACATAATCACAACCTACCTGTTATCGGCAAGGCCCTTAACACGTGGGTAGGCGGCGACAAACTCCGGCAAATCTGGAAGTCTGTACCTAAAGACATCGACGGTGGTTTTTCCGACATGATCGGGAAAATGTACAAGCACGAGTACCTTACAGACTCGTCTGTGGGCTTCAAAATCCTCGAATACGAGGTGTCGAAAGAACGCACAGACGAAAACTCGTGGTTCCCCGCACTTAACATCACCAAGCAAGAGCTCCTGGAAAATTCGGCGGTTAACGTCGGGGCGCATCCGGGCGCAGGCGCTAAAGCCTTTGAAGCTGCCAAAGCCGCAGGGATCGACACAACCCCTATGGCCGTTATGGCCGCTAAGTTACTGGATATGACCGCACTTTCGTGTGGGATTAGCCGGGAAGACCTCGAAAAAGCATATTTTGCAAATCGAGAAGAAAATAAAAGCCTTTTCACGGTAGAGAGTACCTTTGGCGTGGAAGAAAAAGACGAAGATCCTGAAATAGAAAAATCAGGACCGTCAATTACAGACGTGAATCTCACGGTTATTCGTGCCGTTGAAATCAAAAAAGCTGAATTGGAGCTAAGAAATGTCAAAACCCGTAATCGAAAATGAAAACGGCGAAATCGTCGAAGCCAAAGGCTACGAGACGATCGTCAAGTCTACGGTGGACGAGACCGTCGCCAAGCTGAAAAGCGCGATGGACGAAAATTTCGACAATCGTGTCCGTGAAGAGATTGCGGATCAGGTCGAAAAATCGTTCGAAGAGATGGCAAAGGCCATCGAGGACGAGCGGCCGCTTAATAAACTGTTCGACAAGGTTAAGCACGGAGACGTGTCTACCGGGTCGCCAGAATACGCCGCGTACCGCGCTGAGCGTAAAAAGACATTTGATAGGTTCCTCCGAGTTGCTGCTAAGGCGAAAGCTGGAAGCACCCAGGATCTTATTGAGGCTGCAGACCGGGAAGGGTACCAAGATGTCGTCGATCTCTACGAGAAAGACGTACACTCGGCCTCGGACCCCGCTAACGGCGGCGTTCTAATCCCTGAGTCGATGGCCAATGAGATCATCGAGCTTCGCGACAACGCAACGATTATGCGTCAGATCGCGGGTAACTCGATTACCATCGCTGGTTCTCACAGGATCCCCCGTGAATTCTCGCGAATCACCTCCTACTGGGCCGACGAGTCGGAAGATTTCACCGTCGGTAAGATGGATCTCGACGAAGACATGATCTACCCGAAAAAGCTCACCACTGCTGCAGTGCTCTCTCACGAGCTCGTTGCAGATTCGGTCCGTGATGTTAATGGGATGGTCACTCGTCGCATGATGCGAGACCACGGTCTCAAAGAAGACGTTACATTCCTCCGTGGAGTGGGCGGATCTAAGCAGCCTACGGGCCTTAAAGGATTCATCGAATCGGGCAATACTTTCGAACGAACCGGGACGGGCACTGTTGCTAATATCCGTACCGACCTTGTGGAAGCTGTCCGGATCCTCAAAGCTGCAAACCACTCAACTGATGGCGCTGCATGGATTCTTAACTCGGATATCTGGGCAGGCCTGATGGATAAATTATCAAGTTCGCAGGACACCACGCCATTTGCCACTGAGATGCTGGCAGGGCGTCTTTTGGGTCTTCCGTTCTTCGAGACGAATCAGATCCCCAATAACCTGGATGCCTCGGGTGACGGATCTAATGACGAGTCTGAACTTTACCTCGTCGTTCGACCTTACATGGTGATTGCAGACGCAGAAGGTATGCGCCTCGACGCCAGCCGCGACGCAAGTTACAAGTTGGACGGCACCCTGGTTAGTGCTTTCAGTCGCGACCAGATTGTCCATCGACTGATTACCCGATCGGACTTCTACTACGAGTATAGCGATGGTGCTGTCCTCGTGGAAGGTATCGACTGGTAAAAAACATAGCCTCTCCGGTCCGTGGGCCGCTGGTTAGGCTGTTCTCCGTGTCAAATAAGGCCCACACTTAAAGAACTTAACCGATAAGGTTGGAGAAGATAAAATGAGTCTAGCAAAAGTAAAATACCCCTTCGCGCGTGCTCGCCTGAAAGTGGGTTTCGAGTCGCAGGATGTCACTACCGCCGTAATCGGCGAGTCATTCGATCGTCTCGATAAGGAGAACAACGGCGCACCTCAGTCCGTCCTCCTTGTCGTAACTGGCGATTTCACTACCACCGGCGGTGCTTCGGGGGACGAAGTGGATGTTACTGTAACGTGTGTGGACGGCAGCACTAGCTCGCCAACTGATGAGCACCTTGCGGAAACCTACTCGTTCGTAGTGAACGCAGATGACGAGAAGAAGGCCTTTTCGGTCGCTCTTCCAGTACCTATCCATGATGCGGCTAAGTATGTCGCAGGTAAAGTCCTGGTTGCTGCGGGAACCGGAGCCCCTACGCTCTCGTCCGCCAACGCTGCCGTAAGCTACCTGTTTGGGTCAAATACTGACTCGCGTATCCAGAACAAATCGGGTACGGGCGCAGAAGCCGACACGGCACAAGCCGATATGGTCACCGCCTAATCATAAGCCCCTGTTCCTAATTTCAGAATAGGGAACAGGGGCTGTTTTATACACGGAGAAAGCCCATGAAGAAGCGCATTCGTTTTATTAAATCCGACGGCATTTACCAGCCGGGTGACGTTGCCGGGTTCAAGAACCACGACCGAGCAGATGCCTACGTTCTTCGCGGCGTTGCAGTCCCCGCAGATGCAGTCAAACCGCAGTTTACCGAGGAAGAGGACAAGGCTATTGAGCCCGATGATCTCCCACCCTCAAAGCGGGATAAGAAGGAAGCCAAGGCCGAAGAAAAGGTCGAGGAAGACGCGAGCCTGGATCCTGAGGCACTTAACGCAGCAATTGACGCCTACATCGAAGAAGATGACATGGGGCCACTCCGAGAGCTGGGAAAAGAGTACGATGTAGGCAGCTACCACGTCCGAGGCTTCGATAGCCTCTACAAGCACCTTCTAGAAGCAGTTGCCGAAGATAGGCGCGATCAGGTTGATATGCCGGAGTAAAGATGGCGCTCACGAAAAAAGAGTACGTCGAGTTAGGCCGCCTGCGAAGCGCTCTAGACATCACTAATACCGAGTCGGATAGTGACCTAGAGTTTGCAATCAAGGCGGCTTCTCGCTTTGTGGATGGTTACTGCAGCCGAGAGTTCTGGTACGAATCCGCTCACGTCGAGAAGCTACGCAGTGGGGACCAACCTTTTCTGGTCCTAGAGCGAACTCCTGTGTGGAGTGTTGCGGAAGTTAAGCACATCGTAAACGACACCACGCAAAGCCTGACGGATCTTATGATCGAAGAGAAGGCTGGAGTCATTCACTTGCAGCAAATCGTCCCTTCGCGCTCGTGGCATCACTCAGGCGTGGATCAAAAGATTAACTACACCGTCGAGCAACCCAACTGGCAGGTGACTTACGCCGGCGGGTATACCACACCAGCCCAAGACGCGGTTAGTGGCGTGGATCCGCTGCCTGACGACCTGCAGATGGCCACCCAGATGATTGCTACGAACATTTACGAATCCCGCGGGCAGGACATGCGCATCCGACGAATGCACGTCCTCGAAGCGGCTATCTGGTATCACTCGGGAAGTATCGAGGTGGGTGTAGAGATGATCCTGCAGCCGTATCGGAGGATCTAATGGCCAGTCGCTTCGAAAGACTCGTTAAAAAGGCATACAAAGACACGGTTACTGTTGCATCGTTTACTGGTTTCTCTAACTCGGTCAAAACGTATGGATCTACTCGCGAAGTTAAATGCCGTATCGAATATAGCGCGTGGCAGGAAAACAAATTCTTCACGAAGGAGTATGCTAATTACTCTCGTTTTTCTACAGATGAATTACTATCTCGCCAGGATTTGGTCTGGCTTCCGGGAACGGACACAACCGACCAGAACGAAGCAATCGAGATTTCGCGAGTGGACAAAGTTACTGATCTCAAAGGCCGTTTCGTACATTACGTGGTACACCTATGAAAAGAGCTATGCGCAGACAGGTTCGGGGTGTCAACATGGTTTTGGCGAATTTCGCGCGCGTCATGAACTCTATCGACGGGTCCGCAGAAAGAGCAATCGCGCACTGGTCTTTCGACGTTATGGACAGAGCTTTGGAGTTAGTACCGGTGGATACGGGCGAGCTGTTCAGGTCGAACTACGTCGAGAAACCCAGGCAAACAAAGCAAGGCCCTCAGGGCAGGTTCGGCTTTCGCGCAGACCACGCTATCCCCGTCCACGAAGCAACCACGCAGCAATTCAGGAATGGCCAGAGCCAGTTCCTTGCACAAGCGATTGATGAGAACAAGGAGAAGTTCCTTCCCACGCTCGCGCTTTACGGCAGACGTGGTCTTAAGAAGACACTCAGCGCTAACGTATTCATGAAATAAGAAGCGCTAGGGTAATTATTACATCCACGGAAAATTGCTAGGAGCAAAGCTATGCCAATTGCAGGACATACAACTACCGTCTCAGTATACGAATCGACCCTCGGGGGCACCTCTCCCGCCTCGGGCGACTATACTGAGGTCGACGGAATTAACAGCCTCTCCTTTGGTCCTACTAGAGACCAGCTCGAATCGACTGACTTTGCGGACACTACCGGGGCTCGTACCCGCTTTAGTGGTCTGAAAGACGGTACGGTTTCGATCTCTGGGGATTACGAAGCCAGTGACGCAGGGCAAACATCTGTCGAGGAGATCTTTGACGGCGCTGCAGATGCGACGCTGTGGGTACAGATCCTCTGGGACGGTACGGACGGCCATCACGTCGAATGCAAAGTAGAGTCCTTCACGATCGAAGCCGACGTGGGAGACAAAATTACTTTCAGTGCAGAACTGACGTTCACGGGTGCGAAGGCTACTAACCCGGCTTAATAGGGGCTAACCATGCCAATCGCAGGATATAACTCGTCCCTGTATTTCACAGGTACCTCGACCAGCATGACTGGCGAAGCAACCACGAATACGTCAGGGACGACGTACCAGATCACCGATGCAGATAAGCAGATTCTGGATCCCGCGCAGTCCGTTACGGTCTATGATGGGGTTTCGACTATCTCTGCGTCTACCTACACGGTTAACTATCTCGAAGGAGAGATTATCCTAGGGAGCGCTCCTAGTGGTGCGGTGACGGTCGACGCTAACTACCTGCCGAGGCTCGAAGTGGCCTGCGCTAAAAGTACGGCGTGGAGTTACTCGCGCACCATGCTAGATTCTACATGCATGTCCGAGACAGATGATTTCCGCAAGAAGTATAGCGGCTTGAAGGATCTTTCAATCTCCCTAAGTCACATCAACGTGCTTACGGCCTACGGCGCAGCTGTAGACGAGAATGAGTTTCATACAGTACTGGACGCTGCTGATTCGGTCCAAGTGCTTGAATGGCGTATCAGCGGGGTACAGCGCAGGCGCGCACTCGTCAATGCCACTAGCGTCTCTACGGAAAGCGCTGTAGACGATCTAGTAACAGAGTCAGTAGAATTTGAGTTGGCAGGTGAGGGCACTGCTTATTATTCCAAATCAGCCCTCTAAACACCCGGAGAACAAAAATGAAGAAAGCACAACTGCGTGAACTCACGTTAGGGAAATCCCCACAAGATGCGGACGATATCGTCGAGCTTGAAGGCGGCGGTAAAATCCTCGTGAAATGCCCCACAGTCGGCGCTCAAAACCGCATTATGCGGGAGTGTCGCATTGGGGATGGGGAAGACATTGACATTGATTCAGGACTAGCTACGGCTAAGTTCCTGATTGAATGCTGCAGGGAACCAGAAAACCCAGGGGTTCATATCTTCGAGAAAACCGACGTACCTAAGCTGCTGAATACGCCCGTGAATCAGAAATGGTTTAAGGTGCTCAGCAAGTCCGTCAGTAAGTTCATGTCGGACAATCTTGAAGAGGCCAAGGGAAACTCGAAGAAGATGGACAGCTCGACGCCATCTTCTGGGTCTGCCGAGAACTCGGAATGAGTTATGACGAAGTATGCTCCCAGTCAATCTGGGAGTTTAATCACCACCTAGCGCACTTGGTACTAACCTCGGAGCGCAAAGCAAAGGCCGCAAAGGACGCGTCCAAAGGAAAGTAAATCATGGCATTCTCTCTTGGAAAAGTGATGGTAACGGTGGGAGCCGATACCATGAGGTTCCAGAGGGGCATGAGGTCGGCCATCGGCCAGATGATTTTCTTCTCCCGATCCGCTGACAAAATGGGCGGGTCCATGAAGAAAGGGGCGGGGGCTACCCGCATTCTTTCCGTTGGCTTTCAAGCACTCGGACATGCAGCAACCATTGGGATTATTGGACTAACTGCCATCACTGCAGCCGTGGTGAGCTTTAGTATCAAGGCCATTGATAAATTTACGGAGCTCGATACCGCCTTAGTGGAGGTGGCGGCAATTGCCGGGGCCACAGAGCATCAATTTAAGATGCTAAAAAAGCAGACCTACGAGCTCTCCGAATCCGTAGGCCAAGGGGCAGACGAATTAGCAAAGGGCCAGAAATTCCTGGCTATGGCGGGTTTTGAAGTCCAAGACACCCTGTCAGCCCTGCCCGAAGTTGCGAAAATCGCTACGATCGGAATGATGAAGTTGGGCGACGCATCCGATATCGTCACTAATATCATGACAGGTTTTGGTAAAACCGTAGCGGATCTTCCGAATGTGGTCGAGACGCTTACCAACACCATGACTTCGAGCAATACCAACATGAGGCAGCTCGGGGATGCCATGAAGTATATCGGCCCGCTAGCCCGCGCTGCAGGGCAGGACATCAATGAGACCGTTGCCGCTATCGGCCTACTTGGTAACGCCGGTCTGCAAGGTGAGATGGGCGGTACGGCGCTTAGAAACGTCATGACTCGCCTCATTAATCCTGCAGGTAAGGCGAAAAAAGCGCTTGAAGCAATGAACATCCAAGTTAAGAACGCAGACGGCTCCATTAAATCTCTTGCGGATATCATGGAGCAGTTCGAGGAGACGGGACTTGACGCATCCACTGCGATGAAGATTTTCGCCCAACGCGCGGGCCCCGGATTCCTGGCTCTAGTTAACCAAGGCTCCGACGCGCTGCGAGAATTGACAAAGGCGAATAAAGAGAGTGGTAAGGCCCAAGAGATATACAACAAAATCCTAGAGTCTACAGAGTACAAGATTAAGAAAGCAAAGGTCGCGGTAGAAAACTATGCGAGGACGATTGGAGATCATTTAAGCAAAGCGTTGGTCGTTGGCATCGAGATGATTGGGGAGTGGGAAGAAGCGCAGGTGGACGCACACACTGAGGTACGTTTTGCTATAGAAGACTTGCTGATTAGTGTACTTGACTTCGCGATGGAAGCGGTCCAGAGTTGGGATAAATTTAACCAAGTCGTGGAGGTTACTACGTCCCTCCTTGCTGCCACATGGGACTTCTTGCAAAGCGGAGCGCTTTTAATCCTCGGTGTGCTTAGCTCTATCCGCCCTGCGTTTACTGCGCTTATTTTACAGCTTGTCAAAGCGGACGAGGCGTTACTGAAATTAAAGAGGAGCACGGTCGGGGGCGTTTCTTCTAACGAAATTTGGGAGGCCGAGGCAGCTACCAGAGAATGGGAAGGCACCCTAGTAAACCTGAATAGAACGCAAAAGAAAGCATTCAAAGAGATGAGTAAATCGGCGAATAGCGCGATCAATAACATAGGGGGGATTGGAAGCCGTATCGACGAACACACAGAAAAAAGCGTAGAAGCGTACAAAGACCTTCTCAGAGTTAAGCTTCGATTGCAGAAGAAGCAAGGAGAGAATGCCTTCTCTATCGACCCTTACGCCGATACGGGTGGGCAGTCTATGCTCCCTAAAGAACCGACTGTTCTCAAACCTATGGATCCTTTTGATGATTCTGGTTCCGGTGGATCGAAACAGGTTGAATTCTTCTACGATCTCCAAGCTGCGGTAGCGCGAGCAAACCCCGTCTACCAGGCTTACTTGCAACATCGTAAGCGTCTTGCAGATATCGAGAAATCGACAAACCTAAATCAGCAAGAAAAGATGCTGGCTAATCTGATTAGTGAGGCCGAGCTGAATCGAGCCCTTAAGAAAATCCAGAAGGCGAGGTACGATGAATCGATGCGCCAATCTCAGGAGCGCATTCAGCAATGGAGAAATGAGCATGACGAGTACCTAAAGAACATGCAGAAGGTGCTCGCCAGTATCGCCCGTACCCGTCAGCTACAGAACGAGCAGATCCAGTGGCAGAGGGACGAGGCCTACGGCGCGGGCAGCATGATGTCCAGTCAGCTAACTTCGGGTGTGTTCGACGAGGATCTTGAGTCTAAGAACCGTGAAGCGGAGATGGAATATCTGCGCTCGGTTAACGACCAGAAGGCGATCCAGAACAAGCTAACGCAGGAGCACAACGACCACATAAAGTCTCAGATTGCGGCATACAAAACCCTGGGTAGCCAGATTAGTGAGTCGGCCCAAGCCATCGACGGTCTGGCGCAGGCTTACGCAAACGCAGAGCCCGGATTAGAGAGGCAGATCGCCAAGCAGAAAATGGTGATGGGTATCATGTATCAAGTGCCCGGTCTGGCGGATGCTGTGTTTGGCGCTATGGGAATGTCTGCTGAGAATGCAGCAATCTCCCAAGCTATCCTTAACACGGCTCTGGCGGCTACTGCGCTCGGTATGGGGAACATTGGTAGTGCTATCGCCTTCGCGGGCGGAGCTATCGGCGCGATTGGGTCTCTACTGGCTAAGTCGTCGGCTAAGAAAACGTACCAGCGTCCTACGACCACTGCCGCAAATAACAATGCCAGCGCAGACCGTAAGGGTGATATCGTGGAAGCGCTCAAAGAAGCTGGCCTGTTCCAGCCTGAATTTGGAACACGTACTATGAACTTCTTCGGTAACGACCCTGTGGCATTCCAAGGGAGGGATACTGTTGCGGAAAGGAAAACCCGCAAGCAGATTATTAACGCGGAAAG